TCACGGATGCTGCAATCTGGCTTTGGCTGCGCTGGAATCCCGCCACATCAGGCGTTGAGATATTCATGGTGATGTTCGTGGCCTGCCCGCCCTGCGCCTTCACCCCCAAAGACCCGTCTGCCCCGCGGGTCAGTGGCATAATCGCTTCCGGTCCCGCCTCGCCCATAAGGCCCATACCACCGCGCATGGGGAAATTCGTGGCCCCTGACACAACACCACCCTTGGCAAACGGGGTGACACGCCCTTGGCTAAATGCCGCACCGTTTTCAAACGGCAAAATACCGGACACGAGTGAATTGACGCCCCCCGCCAAAATTCCACCAAAGTGGTTGGCGACAGGTTTGATCGCGTTGTTCAAAACAGTGCGCGACATTGCTTGCCCCACCGTGGCCAATGCGTCCGTCAACGACGCACCATCAAAAATCAAACCGTCAAAGGCGCGGCGCAAACCACCCGAAAACCCGCGTTCCAGATTGCCTAAATCGCGTGTTGTATCACCCAACGTAGACTTCATCCGCGTCAGCTGGCTGTCAAACGCATCCGTCAGTGTCGTCACCGACCCCAACGTTTCTTCCAGCGCTTTCGCCTCGCTCTCAAGGGCCTCTAACCCGTCGATATCACGCATGTTTTGCTCCTTTGTCCGTATCCGGAAAATTCCGGCTCAACTCTTCAAGCTTGGCGCGCCCCATAGGCATTTCGCCCGCGTCGGGTCCCAACAGCAGCCAAAGTTCCGCCGGTGTCAGCGCCCAAAATTCATGTGGTTTCAAGCCCAGCCCCCGCATCCCGGCCCGCATTAATCCGGGCCAGTCAAATCCTTCGCCGACATCTCTCATGGGGCGGCAAAGGCGCGCGCCAGCAATTGTGCCGCCACCTGTGCCGCCCGCACGATCCCGCCGTCAATCTCGGCACTCACCAGATCAGCGGTCGTTCCCCGCCAGCCCCCACCGCGCAGGCCTGCAACAATCAACGCCAGCACATCGCGGGTGGAAAACGCTCCTGTCTCGAACCGTTTGACCAACTCAACCAAACTGTCAGCGCCCAGCTGCGCCTCCAATTCCGCCAGCGCGCCTAGCGTCAACTTGCAAACATATGCCTGCCCGTCGATTGTCAGCGCCACTTCGCCTGCCCACGGATTATGAGGACTGGGGTCATGCGAAACGGAACCAGCGGACACCTCCATTATGGGAACGCCGTAAAGGTGATCTGCCCTGCAGACGTTAACGCCATCTCATAGGTTGCCTCACCATTATGCGATCCAGAATATTCGATCGAACTCACAAAGAACGGGCCTTCAATCGTGCCGAAATCAGGGATGATCACCTGAAAATTCGGCGTCTCACTGGCAAAGAAAATTTCGCGTACTCGCGCATCACTTGCCTCATCCTTAAACACGCCAGATCCCGAAATCGATGCCGATTTCACGCCCGCCCCGCCCAGCACTTCACGCCAGCCGCCCGTGCTTTCCAACGACGTCACATCTACAGTCTCTGCATTGAAACTGATCCGCGTCGCGCGCAGGCCGGCGGCGGTTTCAAAAAGGCCATCACCAGTCATGTCGATCTTGATCAACAGATCCTTACCGTTTTGGGCTGTCATATCGAATACTCCGTAAGTATATGAAAATTATAATCTTCCTGATCGGAACTCAGTCGTCCTGAACCCGCGCCTTGAATGTCAGATCAATTCGACGTTCGTCTGCCGATCCAACCCGCACCGCCCTTGCACGGAAGAAATTCAGCGCAATCAGCGTGCCGCGATCCAACGTCAAATTGGCGTCCACCAAGGCATCAGACACCGCCGCAGCGGCCTGTTTCGCAACCGAAAACCCCGCACTGTCAGTCACGATGGACACGGTGAACTGATGCTCTGCCCCCGCGCCCGTTTTGTCGGATCGGTCCCGCGCCACCTCAGGCCCCAACGCCACATAAAGCGACGGCAACGTGCCAGACGGAAACGCGTCATAAATGTCCGTGCCAACCAAAGAACCCAACGCAGTATCCGCGATGAGTGCTTGATAAATAGCCGTTTGTAAGGCTGCGGAAACGCCATAACTCATGCCACAGTCTCCTCTTGCGCAGTACACATCAGATAACGGCCATCCACGTCGTCCTCGGCCACAGCGAGAATGCGGTAAAACCGTTCCCCCTCGCGAAACCGTTGATTGGGCTGTGGGCGCGCCTGCGACAACGCTGGTGCCGCCCGCACGATAATCTTGTAGGCCACACGGCTCACAGGCGCTGCCACACCGGCTGCCTCACGCCCCGTGCGTGCCTGCACATCCGCCCAAAGCACACCAAGCTGCATCCAGCTCTCAGCGAAACCACCCGCCCCATCGGGGACACGTGCGGGCATTTCCAGCACGAGCCTGCGGTTCAATCGGTTGCCCATCAGGCCGTCCCCCCGCCGGACAGACGCACAATGCGATAACGCTCAATCAACGCGCTCACACCAAAAGGCATACACCCGCCATCATATTGAATTTCATGACGATATTCGTAGTAATGCGCCGCCAGTAAAAACACAGCTTGGGCCAAATCAGCGGGTAAATCGCTCCACTCGGGGCCAAAACCTGCCATCATCTGGATGCGTGCAGACCCAAGATTGGGGATCGTTGGCAACTGGCCAGCCACAGCCGCAATCACTGGTCGTTGTAGATCCGGACGCAGGCGATAGGACGCCGCATCAATCACGGTCCCAACATCAAGGTGGTCCATCAGAACCACATCAACAATCGCACTGACCGGGGAAATTGGTAGCACCTGTTCGCTCGCCTCACGCCACCGCGTCACAGACCAACTGAACGTCCGCTCGATCAACGCCTTCCCAGTGCGGGCCTCAATCGCGGCCATCGCAGACCGCAAGAACCCCTCGATCAAGCCATCTTGCAGGTCATCATCAGCAAACCCGGACCCAAGTCGCAGGTGTTCTTTGAATTGCGCGACTGGCAAAGCGGCCAGTGGCACCGTGGTTTCTTCGCTCAACATCATGGGTTTACTCCGCAAGCAGTCTGAAAATTCGTGAAAAGTCCGGACGCGCGCCCTCCGCATTGCTCGGACGGAAGGAAGCAGCTGGACAACGCGAAGGTGAACTCGCGTCCCGCACGCGCCCGAACCCGAGGACGCCCGTATGGGCGCCCTCGTCTCTCTCAACCCCGCTTACGCAGTGCCAAACTTGAGAAGTTTGATCGCGGCATAGTCGCTGATCGCCCCGCCAACGCGTTTGGTGGCGTAGAACAACACGTGCGGCTTTGCGCTGAACGGATCACGCAGAACACGCAGATCAGGACGCTCGGCCACGGTATAGCCCGCCGCAAAGTCACCAAACGCAATGGATGCGCTGTCGCTGGCGATCTCTGGCATGTCCTCAGCAATCAGCACCGGATAGCCAAGCAGACGTGCAGGCTCACCCGCAACCAAACCGTCCGACCACAAGAAACGCCCATCAGCGTCCTTTAGCTTGCGAACAGTGCCCGCCGTCTTGGAGTTCATCACAAACGACGCGCCTGCGCGGTATTCCGCACCCAATGCATAGACCAGATCAATCAACGCATCTGCACCATCAAAATCGCCGTCCGCACCCGTGACGACGTAGCCGAGGTTGCCCCAGACCCAGACGTCATTGTCCACCTGTGGTGCCGTCAGGAAACCGCGCGGTTTATCAACGCCGTCGCCATTGATGAACGCAGATGCCTCAGAACGGGCGAACTTGTCTGCAATGCGGTCAGCCAACCAGCTGTCGATGTCAAACGCCGTGTCATCCAACAAACGCTGGGATGCTTTGGGCAATGCAGACAGCTCGTGCAACGGAATGCTGATGCGGTCGATCTCGGATAGACGCCGTGGACGCCAATGTTGATTGCACCGTGGCAGACGTCTGCGGGTCCACCAGATACCCACCATCAGCGGCAACGGCTGTGGACATGGATTTACCTTCCATCTCCAGACCACGCAGGGCGTCATCGTCACCGGATCGCAGATAGGCCTCAAACGCCTTTTGATGTGGTGCCTCAACAGAGGCAGCGGTTGCCAGCGCCGGGCGTGTGCCAGCGATCATGGATTTACGGTCAAGTTTGGTCATACGGTCATCCTGCTCTTGCAATTTGGTGTGAATACCAGTTGTGAAATCTTTGAAATCGCTCACGAAACCTGCCATCGCAGATTTCAGTTCACTGGCCGGAGCTGCCTGTTCAGACACAGCTTCCCCGGCCCGAGCCTTGCACTCGGGTGTCGTCATAATCATGATCCTTCAGATCGTTTCGGTGAAACGCCGGCCCTAGCTAGCTGTGGCCCAGCACGGCACGGGCATCCTCAAAAACCCCTGCCAACTCACGCATGGCGGTTTCAATAGGGTCCGCCCCTTTTGCCCCCACCCGCGCATCGGGAAG